ACGTTTTCTGAAGCAGCAGATCCCCTTCATAGGCACAGTTCTGAAGAATCCCCTTTACCACACTGTCCTGCCATTCCTTTGCCCCACGGCTGGTGGGAATTCCTGCTGTTTCCAGTTCTGCGGCAATGGTGTACGACCCCTTTCCTCCCAGATACTCATCAAAAATCCTGCGTACTACCTTTGCCTCCTCTTTTTGTATAACCAGTTCTCCGTACTCATTATTCTCATAACCATAAGGTGGGCTGCTTATAATGAATGTTCCATTCCGGAACCTCCGTACTACCGACCACTTATTATTGGTGGAAATGCTCTCGGATTCTCCCTGAGCAATAGAGCTTAAGATGGTTATCATCTGCTCGCTCTTTTCCATAAGCGTGTTGACCCTCTCCTTCTCAAAGTAAACGGCTATCCCAAGGGCTTTCAGTTCCCGGATGGCTTTGATGCTGTCCACCGTATTTCTGGCAAACCGGGTCACGGACTTTGTCAGGATCAAATCAATTTTTCCCTGCCGGCAGTCCAGCATCATCTGCTGGAAGTCATCTCTCTGGTATAGCTTTGTGCCGGTTCTGGCTTCGTCTGCATAGATACCGGCCAGTACCCAGCCCTCTTTCTCTCCGATCAGCCGGGTGTAATAGTCTACCTGGGCTTCAAAGGAATTCTTCTGGTCTGCCGAGTTCGTGCTGACGCGGCAGTAAGCGCAGACACGTTTGACTTCCACCGCATTGGCGGCAAAACCGCTGCTAACAGGCTCAATTTTTGTGATTTTCTTTACAATCTTCTTCGCCATAGGCTCTCTCCTTCCTCAAATTGTTTTCCTGTTAGCACCACACAATACCACAAGTTTTCAGATATATCTAGTGTTTTTACCCATATACTTTTGACAATTCCGGAGAAAATGTTTCCCGGTTCAGAGCATCGATTTTTTTGTATTCTTCATCCGTGATAAAGCCATTTTCCAGCATCAAATTCAGCAGTTTCCGGGCTACACTATACCGGACTTCGTTTGTTTCTTTTTTCTGTTCCATGGCCTGCCTCCTAATGAATGGATAAATTCGGACTGTCTTCCGGTACCGCTAATGCTGAGTCCTTTAACACAGAAGTGCAAAGCACTTCAATCCTCCCCTGCTCCGGCGAGTAAGCCGCTACGCCAAAGCTCTGTAAAAACTCCGCATAGTCAATGATGTCTTTCGCGTTGCGGCTCACGCGGTCGGGACCGCTCACTACCAGGATATTCACACATCCCTGTGATACCGCATCGGTCAGCGCCTGGAGTCCGGGCCGGTTCATGTCCCGGTAGGAACCGGTATCCTGGGAATGTCCGACTACCTCCCAGCCCATGCGTAATGCATATTCAGTTTCAGACTTCCATACTGATCCTCCGGTGCATCAATACGGGAATATACCCATACCTTTTTCTTCTCGCTCATAAGACCCTCTCCCTCTTTTTCTGAATTTATTGGTTGAATCGGATTTCAACTTTATATATGCCGTTTGGCTTCCTCCACCGCTTCGTTATTCTCCACCAAACTAAGGCCGATACTGATTCGCAGCGCATGATCCACCTGCTTCATATCCTGCTCCGTCAACCGGCCTATGTACTCCCGTAAACGGACACGGTCGATAGTCCGGAGCTGCTCCAGCAGTACAATGGAGCTCTCTTTCAGGCCGCAATGATTGGGGCTGATTGAGACATGGGTCGGCAACGGATGCTTGTCCTGTCTGCTGGTCACAGCCGCTACTATCACGGTTGGGCTGAACCGGTTCCCCATGTCATTCTGGATCATCAGCACCGGCCTTACTCCTCCCTGTTCGCTGCCAGTTACCGGCGTCAGGT